ATTACCATATAAGATATATTCAGAAAACAGCAGTACATTGTTTTCAGGAAACTTTGTATCTGGCGCTGTCGATCAGGTCGCCTATACTTATAAAAAGTTAGGAGGCGATGTTCTTGATATCGAGTTATCAGACGGGAACATATATGCTGCTTATGAAGAGGCAGTATTAGAATACTCCTACCTTATCAACGTACACCAGGCAAGCAATGCTCTACCGAGTCTTCTAGGGCATGCTACAGGCACGTTTGACCATAAAGGGGAGTTAACATCGGGCCCTGTATCTGCGAGTCTTAAATACCCCAAATTTGACTATGGTTTCTCAAGGAACGTTTCGGAGAGAATGGGCGCAGAAGTTGGAATGAAAGATTCTGTACAATACTCTGCTTCTTTTGATGTTAATGCGGGGCAGCAAGATTACGACCTTCAGGATATTATAACATCTAGAACGAACACCGCAGCAACAGCAACGGTCACAATTAGTTCACATGCTGATCTTGATGCTGGAGATACTATATCATTTACTACAACAGATGGCACTACAATAACTGCCACTGCAAATGACACGACCACGACAGATACAGATACGAACAGCCCAACGTTTGATATTGGCGATGGCACCAACGATCTTACAGCGACAAGACTTGCTTCTTGCTTAAATGCAAATGGCAAGATCTCTGCAACTGCATCAGGCGCTGTGGTTACGATCACGCAATCTACTGCAGGTGGTCCAGGTAACGGCACTGTAACATTAACTGAGACAGGAACATCTGGAATGTCTGTAACTGACTTCACTGGCGGTATAACAATACCCTACGTTGGAAAGATTGACGGCAAAAGAATCTTGGTCAAGAAGGTGTTCTATAAGACACCAAGTGCAATGTGGAGATTTTATGGATACTATGGCGGGTTGAATGTTGTTGGCAATATGTCAAACTACGGACAGTTCTCAGACGATTCGACATTTCAGTTGGTACCGACTTGGCAGAACAAATCTCAAGCACTAGCATTTGAGGACGCGATATACACACGAATGTCACACTGGTCCTACGAGTTGAGGAACAACAGCGTAAGAATATTCCCAATGCCATACACGGGAGGACCAAGGAAGATGTGGATTGAATTCTCTGTGCCTGCATCAAACTTGGAAGATGACACGAATGGAAGATCAGGACTCGAAGGCGTTAACAACATGAACACGCTTCCTTTTTCAAATCTTCCATATGATACTATAAACTCTATCGGTAAGCAGTGGATCAGAAGATTTGCCCTGTCCCTTTCCAAAGAGATGTTGGGATTGATCAGGTCTAAGTTTGCGACTTTACCAATCCCAGGTGAAAGTGTTACCCTTAATGGTTCTGATCTTGTTTCTCAGGGCAAAGAAGAACAGAACGCTTTGAGAGAAGAACTAAAGACAACATTGGCAGAGTTAACTTATACTAAGATGTCGGAACAAGAGGCAGCAATGGTTGATAATGCTGAGAAGGTCCTGCAGAGGATACCTTATTCGGTATTTGTGGGGTAATAGAACATGAGTGATAATAAATGGAACCAACCTGATGCTCCACCACCACCACTATTTACAGGAAAAAAAGAGAGGGATCTAGTAAAGCAGGTCAGCGATGAACTCGTAGAGAGAGTCATTGGGCAACAGATTGTATACTATCCTATCTCAATTGAGGAAACAAACTTCCACCCAATATACGGAGAAGCCTTAAACAAGACGTTCCTCAACCCAATTAGAGTCTATGCGATGGTTGAATGGAAAGGGTATGAGACAGAAACCACAAACCTCGGTGTCGACAGGTTATCGAAAATCACAGTCCACTTTCACAAGCGGAGATTGACTGAAGACCAAAATCTCTTTGTTAGGGAAGGTGATTTCATTTTGTATGGAGAGACTTATTATGAGATTGCAACATTGAATGAACCAACAAGAATCTTTGGTCAAAGAGAGCATATGATGGAAATATCAGCAGAGTGCATCAAGGCAAGAGAGGGTTTGTTTAATGGAACGCAATAGACCCTTCAGCGAGGAACTAAACGAATATGAAGGCAAGCGAATATCTGATTCTCGAATAGAGAACATAGATACAGCAATGTTTAAGTTCATAGACGTTCAAATGAATCTCCACGCACACAACGGTACGGGATTCAAAAAAGTTCCTGTCGTCATGGCATCTTCCGAAAGGTCTGCACTCAGCAAAGGAGATCTAAGAGTCCGAGACGACGACGGCGCTCTGATAATGCCAATCATCACCGTTGAAAGAGTGTCGATGGTCAAGAGTCCAACCGACAAGGGTACCGTCTGGGCAAACGTTCCAGCACTTGACAAAGTTAAAGGCGGTAGCATCCCGACGATGCAGAAGATCGTTCAGGATAAGACGTCCAATTTTAAGAACGCGCATGCCAAAAGAAAGCATGGACAATTGAATTTTCCAAACAAAGTAGACAAGACTGTATACAAAACGGTTTCAATACCACTACCAGTGTATGTGACGATAATGTATGAGATAACTATTAGAACAGAATATCAGCAGCAGATGAACGAGTTGGTTGTTCCTTTTATGACTGTACCTGGCGGTATCAACTATATTATAATAAGAGATGAGAATCATAGGTATGAGGGATTTATACAACAGGACTACACTCATGACAATAATATAAGCAACTTCTCTAACGAAGAGAGGAAGTTCGAAACAAAGTTCAGTATAAAGGTGCTGGGACACCTAATAGGCGATGGCGTCAATCAGGCAACACCACAAAAGGTGATCAATGAAACTATCGTCGAGGTTAAAATCCCTAGAGAAAGAGAGTCGCTATCTCCCGAAGAGTTAGCAAAATATGGATTATGAGGATAGAGGATGGTTAAAAGGACAACAAGATCCAGAAGAATAGAGGATAAACCGTTTCCTCGTTCGACCATGGAAACAATCGACTCAGCACTTCACAAGTTTGTGAATGAGACGCTGGATATCAATTGTGTCACCACCACAGGGTTTAGAAAGGTCCCTGTGATCTGGTCTTCTGCGGAAAGAATGTATCAAAGTAAGAGCGATCAGAGGATTCGAGATAAAGAAGGTGCTTTGGTTATGCCCCTTATTACCGTCGAAAGAACAGGCATTGTCAAAGATCCGTCTAGAAAAGGAACCGTGTTCGCAAACATACCTCCGATAGACAAGGTAAAGGGTGGATCAATATCAGTCTCAAGAAGACTCAATCAACACAAGACTTCCAACTTTGAAAACGCTCGATCAAAAAGAAGGAGAGGACAATTAAACTTCCCTGGACAGTCAGTGAAACCAGTGTACGAAACATTGACGATACCTCTGCCAGTTTATGTAACAATTCAGTATGAGATAACTCTGCGTTCAGAATATCACGAACAGATGAACCAGATGCTTACTCCCTTTATCACGAAACCAGGCGGCATCAATTATGTGATCATTGAGGAGGGTCGATTGCGCTATGAAGCATTTGTTCAAGAGGACTTTGCGCAGAACAATAATATTAGAAACTTTTCGAATGAAGAGAGGAAGTTCGAAACAAAGGTGAGGATAGAAGTTCTTGGGTGGTTGACAGGGCAGGACAAGAATAGTCTACAACCAGATTACTCTATTAGGGAGGGTGTGGTAGATGTCAAAATCCCCAGGGAACGAGTCGCCCTCGCGGATGAATTGGACACTGCGAATGGAAGACTTTATGGACTGGAAGGCATTAAACCCAGCGCCAGAGTAAGGCGAACAAAGCGCTCCGAAGACCAGGTCTCCACATTTGGGCAGACCTCCATTCCAGGACTCCCTGCTGCGGGCGCATCTACGGCCGCAGGATCCGGCGCCAAAGGCGATGATGGTGTAAGTGTTAGTAATGTAACGCTCAATGATAGTTACGAGTTAATTATCACGCTGTCTGATGATACAGTATTCAATCTTGGCAACGTCAGAGGTGCAACGGGTGCAACCCCAAGTTTAGACGTCATTTCTGGATCCTCTGCGACGTACCACACTATGTCTGGAAGTACTGCTACATTTAACCTTACCGATACGGACAGGATAGAAGCAAATGATATTCTCGGTTCAGGCGGTGTAACCCTATCTGGTCTCGCAACAGGGACTCCTGTGTCTGGTAAGTTCTTGGCACTTAACGCATCCAACGACGTTATCCTAACATCAGTAACTACCAACACTGATATAATATCGGGATCTACATTGACTTACCATAACATGTCTGGGTCAACATTTACCTCAAATCTCTTGGATTCTGACCGAGCAACAATAAACGATGTTGACTTCAATTCTATATCTGGATCAACGGGAATCATACACAACTTAAGTTCATCCGCAGCAACATTTAATCTGATGGATGCAGATAGAGTAGAAGCAAATGACATCACCGGTGCAGGAAGCGTGACACTTACTGGTTTGGACGCTGGCACTCCCGCGTCTGGCAAACACCTGGCGCTTGACGCAAGCAACAAAGTTATACTAACTACAGGTGGCGGTATCTTACTCACAGATTACCTGGTGAACACAGAGTTTCAAGAGTCACCAAACGGAGTCAGAACTACATTCACGGTTGCTGTTGCTTTTGTGGAGGGAACTCAGCAAGTCTTCAGGGGTGGTCTCTATATGAGTCCTGGAGCGAGTAATGACTACACGGTTACGAACACTACGACGATAGAGTTTACGGAGGCACCAGCGACAGGTGAAAACTTGAGAATAACTTATGTTAAGTCATAATTTAAAGAAAGGTCACTATTTATAAATAAGGTTATGTTTAGTTAAAAGGAGGAAACAAATGTCGGTATTAAACAAACTATTGGGAATGCTGGATGAACTGAAAGAAGAAAATCCAGAGTTGGCGAACAAAGCATTGCTCGCTGCAGAGACCCTCAAAGCAGGAATAGATCCAGAAGAGATTGAAAACTGGGAGGAAGAAGAGATAGAAGAAGAGGAAGAGTTTGATGATACTTATGTTGTAGTAAGCACTGAGGACACAAAGAGATTCTTTGGAAACAAAGAGAAACTGGATTCCGATCTTCTTGACTACGGAATCTACATGAGGGATCATGAAGTCAAAAAAACTCTCATGCTCGAACAGATCGAGAAGGTTAGAAATGAGAACGAGCAATTCTTACGAAACCTTAGAGAAAACTACAAACTAGACCCCACCTCTGCATACTCTATGGAAATAGATTCCGCAGGTTCGGGAAATCTAGCATTTGTGAAGGAGTAGGTACTATTTATGTTGAGAGGTATAGTATGAGTTTCATAACATCTGATATAGGAATCGCCGCCTACTTGCAACTTAAGGGAATAAACCTTATTAGATGTAAGCGGTTAGATTCAGGAAAGTTTCATTTTGAGTTTAATGATAGGTTAAGTGAGTGCCAAGCTCTTTCGTTAGAGTTTTTGAATAGTGAGTTCTGTAAGTTTGATAATAACGTTAGAAATCTGAAGAAGGTTCTCTTCTCATAATTCACAAACCCAGTCCGTTAATATGCTGTTGGTTTTTGTTAGTGAAAGTAAAAAATAAAAAAACATTAAGGAGCAATTAACATGGCTAAAACAAAAATTGGCACAAAACTACTAGCTAGTGATGCAATCACCACTGCAAAACTTGCTACATCGGCAATCACCCGCGACAAGATCGCATCAGGTTCAGTTCAAGTCGGTCACTTAGACCTATTTCAAGCAAGAAGCGACATCGCCCATCTCGAAGATGCGGACGTCTTGATCGTATCTGCATCCAAGGGCAACGGCGGCGGCATGAGAACCGTAACGTTCGCCCACTTAAAGGCAGCAGTATCGGCATCAAACGCAGCAGTTGGTAACGAGGGGCACATTCAGTTCCACGGCGCTGGCGGCACAAATGCTATGGACGCAATCTCAAAGATTAGAACAGATGGTGTGCATTTGACTGCATCAGATGGCGGTAAAGTTGTATTTGCATACACTGCTATCTCTGGTTCAACTGGTGAGGTCTTTGCTGATTCAAAGACAGGACTTACTGTAAACGCAAAGACAACTCTATCATTCAACATTAACGGTTCAGACGAACTAGAGTTGAACGCCACAACACTTCAACCAGCAGCAAATGAAGGTTTAGACCTCGGTGCAGCAGGCAACAAATTCGCTAACGCATTCGTTGCAACAGTGTCTGGTTCTGGAACTTCCACGCTTCACAAGTTGGACGCAGACGTTCTTGACGCGAGAAAGATTACAGCGACCACGATTTCAGGTTCGGGGACATCAACCTTTCACAAGTTAGACGTAGACGATGCAACATTTAACGTTATCAAGACAACTAACATCTCAGGTTCTGGCACAGCGCAGATTCACAAGGTAGATGTTGACGAAGGTACATTTAATAGAGCGATTGCAACAGTCGTATCGAGTTCAGGCACCTCAACCTTCCACAAGGTTGACGCTGACGAAGGTACTTTCAATAGAGCGATTGCGACAGTTGTTACATCTTCTGGTACTTCACTATTCCATAAGATTGATGGTGACGAAGGTGACTTCCGCAAGGTAGTTGCAACAAACATTACGTCTTCTGGAACCTCAAACCTTCACAACGTGACGGCAGACGAACTCTCAGGTTCTTCTGGTAAGTTCCGTAAGTTGGTTGTAGATGTTCTCGATGCAAGAACCTACAAGTCAAGCATTACGACTTCAGAGCATTTTGAGATTGTCAACAAGCAAATCATTGCGGCAACATCAGGTTCTGCAGGCGACGCCCTTGAGGGTGCTGGTCTTCAGATTGGTGGTACTGCTGGTTCAGGTTCTGCGGGAGTAGCAAGCGTAATCCTCGGTGATGCAGGCGGCGGCGCAGGCGCAGACCTTCTTTTCAAGATTGGGTCTACTCAAGGTCTTTCACTTTCAACTAATGGCGGTAGAAAAGACGACGCAGTGCTCTTCGGTGTATCTGGTACACTTTCAGCATCTGTTGGTATCTTCCAGGAGTTGGATGTTGCTAAGGGATTGACGGCAACGTCGTTCTCTGGTTCTCAAGGTACATTCCACACCTTGTCAGGTACTCTTGTGCAATATCATGAGGTAGATGCAGATCAGGCAAGTATTTTGGACCTAGATGGTACATCTGCTACATTCACTGTTGTTTCGGGTACGACTGTTCAGTCGCACACTGTCGATGCAGATATCGCAACTATCAATGATCTTGATGGTACGTCAGCAACGTTCTCAGGAATTATCTCTGGTTCGACAGTTGATGCACACACTCTTGACGCAGATAAGGCAGAGGTACTCGACCTCGACGTATCAAACGCTATCTCTGGTTCTGGGGTTGCTACGATTCACAAGGTGACATCTGATGTTATTTCAGGTTCAGCAGTTGACGCACACCACGTTGACACTGATAGATTATCTGTTGGCGAAATCACAACGAACGATGTCGTCAGAGCAGCAAACCTTAACAGAGATATTGTTTATGATATCGACAACGGTAACGGCGGTCTCAACTTTGCAAATGGTGTTTTAAGCATCGGACACAGAAGACAAGTGTTCTCAAGAGATGCCACGGTTGCAAATAGAGCGGCAGCACCTACGCAAGGTTCTGGTTCACTCTTTACAACAGCATCTCTTGCAGTGGACGCAGCATCGAATCCGACAATTATCATGTCTGGTTCTGAGATGGTATATCTGAACGGTGTACTTTTGATCCCTGCCCCTGCAGCACAACGCCCACCAGTCGACGGTGACTATACCATTGACTACAACTCTACAAATGGTCCAGTAACCATTGAGTTGCACGAGACGCTTAGTATGGATTCTGATGACATTCTTGTTGTACAGTATCTTTCTGGAACGATTTCGTAAGTTTCATTTGTGAGAGGGGGGTTTCGCCTCCCCCCTCTTGTTTTTATTTTGTTTGTTAATACAAAAACAAGGGAGAATTTTAAATGGCAATAACAAAAATAGGCACCAAGCTGATCGGCGATGGTGTGATAACAACAGTTAAGTTAGGTTCAAGTGCAATCACAAGAAGTGATATTCAGTCAGGTTCAGTTCAGGTTACTCACCTGGATGTAACACAGGGTAACAGTGGTCACGTAGACTTTGTCGACAATGATATATTCATTGCCGGTGATGCTACCAACAACAACGCAAGAGCGTTTAGTTTTTCGCAATTAAAGACCGCACTATCCTTATCAAACGCAGCGAGAGGTGACGAAGGAACGGTCCAGTTTAATAATGGGACAGGTTTTGACGGCATTTCTAAAATCAGATCAGACGGCGTGCACCTCACTGCTTCTGATGCTGGTAAGGTTGTCTTTGCCTATACTGGTATTTCTGGGTCTACTGGTGAAATTTTTGCAGACTCAAAGACTGGTCTTACGATTAGTGCAAAGACAAGACTTTCACTTCACTCAACTGGTACGGTACAGGGCAATCAATCAGGTTCGCTTGAACTTCGTGCCGCCGGGATTTTCCCATCGATTAAACCAGCGACGGATGCAGTGCCAGGTACGTACAGGTTTACTTTTACTTCTGGTTCAACAGGCGGTACTAGCACAACATCGACGTATGGTCCAGCAGCCGATTACAACGCTCAATACCTACAGGTTGCCTCAACAGGAAGCGAAGACTATCTTTTCTTCTTGTCTGATGGGTCCTCGACAAACAAACCGTCTGCCAATCAAATCAACATGTCCCCTACAAACAATGTTTTTGAGATTCCAGTAGAGGCGATTTCAGGCATTTCGGACTGGAGAACTGTTGTTACGAACATGTACAATGCAATGAACAACAACCTTGGGTCAAGTGGCGCCAATATCGCGACAGTGACCTACAATCAGACTTCGAGTGTCAATGGTACGGCATCAATCGAAATCACCTATTCTTCGATTGCTGGTGGTGTTCAGGTCGGATCGGGTCGGGCAAGCAGAACTTTGAGCAGTGATTATTTTGTTGGTTCACTCAACAACCAGAGTGCGGACCCATCCACAATGTCTGGCATTACAATGCCACTCGCAGGCGGCAACGGTATCGGAGAGTCCCCACCAAACAGGGTTGAGGCAGGTTCTAACGGTGTTTCTGTGTCTGCAGTTGTTTTAGGTACCGCTGCGATTGCCGAAAACCGAGAGTGGTTAAACCTTGGTGCAAGTGGTAGAACGTACAATGATGTGTTTTTGAGTGTTCTTTCGGCATCAAACACTTCTTCGTTCCACAAAGCGACAGTCGATGAAGCTACTGTGGAAAAGTTGAATCTCGGTACTTTTGGATCAGTTGCAAACGCTGTCTCTGGTTCTGGAACGACGTCTCTTCATGTTCTTAATGTTGAGGAAGCAACTATTGGTGGAGTCGCAATGACCACGGCAAGAGACGCGGCAGCGTATATGATTTCAGGTTCAGGCACTGCATCGATTCACAAGTTGGATTCAGACGAGGGTGACTTCGGGAAACTAATCGCAACTGTTGTAACTGGTGCGACTGGTCAGTTCCACAAGACAGACGTAGATGAAGGTACACACAATAGGTTGATTGCAACCGTTGTTACTTCTTCTGGGACTTCACTATTCCATAAGATTGATGGTGACGAAGGCGACTTCAGGAAGGTTGTTGTGACTAACGTCACTTCTTCTGGAACATCGAATTTACACGTTGTGACTGTTGATGATGTATCTGGTTCTTCTGGTAAGTTTCACAAGATTGTCGTCGACGATCTTTCCGCTAGAAAGATTCAGTCTACAGTTTCAACTACTGAGTATTTCGAAGTACCTCAAAAGCAGTTCATTCCAGCAGTAAGTGCCTCTGTAGGTGCTGCCACGGAAGGCGCAGGTCTTCAGATTGGTGGTACAGCAGGTTCTGGATCGAACGGTGTTGCAAGTGTCATTATGGGCGATGCAGGATCTGGCATCGGCGCAGACTTGTTGTTTAAGATTGGCGCAACTCAGGGTGCATCCTTGAGCGGGTCTGTTAGTGACGGCGGGCAGCGCTTTGGAGTAACAGGATCCATTTCAGGTTCTGTGGGTATTTTCCACAGTGTATCGATTGCTACTGCAATGGGTAACCAGGATGCGATTTTCAGTGGTTCTTCCTTTAGCGCACAAACCGTATCAGGTGCTCTCGCACAGATTTTTGATCTGGATGTGAATAAGGCAAACATTGGAGATGTTGATGGTACTTCTGCAACGTTTACAACAGTCTCTGGAACTACGCTACAGGCACACACCTTAGATGCAGACAAGTTGACTGCGAACGACGTAGACGGTGCATCGTTGACAATATCTGGAATTATTTCAGGATCAACAGTGGATGCGCACACAATTGACGTCGACAAACTAGAGGTTAGAGATCTTGATTTCACTAGCTTATCTGGTTCAGGGACTGCAACGTTGCACAAGGTCACTACCGATTTATTGTCTGGGTCTGCTATTACAGTCCATGAACTTGACATTGATAAGTTGTCGGTAAATGAGATTGTCACCGCTGACGTTGTCAAGAAAACGCACTTGAACAATGATATTGTTAAGAACGATACCGACACTCACGGTGGTATTGTTTTCAACAATGGTCAAATGAGTGTGGGTTGGAAGAGAAGAATTTTCTCAAGATCTTCAAAGGCGCTTATCAATAGAAGTCAACCAACACAAGGTTCTGGTTCGTTATATACGACCTGTTCTTTGAGTGCGGAAAGGATGGTTTCAGGTTCTGAGTCTGTGTTCTTTAATGGTCTACTTCTTACCAGAGGCAACGGTGTCGCAGGTAATACAAGAGATGCGGACTATACTATTGACTATAGTCACGGTGGAGGACTGCAACCAGGTACGTATAAGTTCCTATTCACTTCTGGTGGTATTGGGCAAGAAACTAGCGAAGGCAGTAAAGCCAAAGCATATGGTCCACTGAAACAGTACATACCACAATTGGTGGCAGTACAATCTACGGGCAGTAACGACAAAGAGTATTACATCTTTTACTTTAACGAGGCTGCGGACCCATCTCCATTGCCAATCAGTGCAAGTTTGAACATGGAATACAGCGGTCTTAAACCAGGTGCATTTAGAAAGACAACTGCAGTAGAGGCAATCTCTGGTGTCAGTGACTGGAGAGATGTTGTGTCTAATCTTGCAACAGCGATGAATACTGAGTTGAATACAAAAGCAGATCTTGCAACTGTATCGTATAACGCTACGAGCAGCATTAATGGTACTGCATCGATCGAAATCACCTACAAGGCAGGAACTACTGAAGGTAGATTAATTGTCGGCGCAGGTCTCGGACATGCTGCGGATTCAGCGAAGCCGCATTCCACTGGCGATACCGCAGATCACTTTGTTAATCTGAATTGGAACCCTTCGTACAGTTTTGGTGCAATCAACAGTGCTGGCGTAGGTGGATCTGGATCAGGCATTGCTGGCGAACCAGACACTGCAGGTGCCACAGTACAAACGGTCGTATCTGGTGCCACTGTTCCGGTCGGCACTGGAGTCTTCTTACATGAGAGTCTGACGATGGATTCTGACGATGTCGTGGTCGTACAGTACCTTTCGGGTTCACATCAGTTCTGATAATCCTACCTAAAAGGGGGGACATAGTCCCCCCGTTCCTTTTCTTATTTCTTTTCTCAACTTTTGGAGATTGAAAATACTATTTAATAGAGAGTAAAAATATATTATTCTTAACTTTAGTTAACAAGGAGATTTCCAGTATGTCTGTAAAAAAGTTTAAATTTGTATCACCCGGTG